GTCAATGTCAATGGCTCGGACGATACCTTCTGCATCAGGATTGTGGTCAGAAGGACGTGCTTGATGACGAGTGTCGCCAATCCAGCCGTCTGAGGTGCGATCTCTATCTGGGTAACTATCATCGACTTGAAGCCTTAACTGTTGCCCAGCTTTGCATAACTTTGGAGTCACGCTAGTAGTGAAACTACTTCTTCAGAAGTTAAGCCAAGTTTGTCAATAACCGCTTGCTTGGCATTTAGATGCTCGTTGCGCTCTTGCATCTTGACCACATCAGCAGCTTCTTTTTTAGCCAAGTCAGCAAGTTCTGCTGCTGTCAATTCGCGCTCAATTATTTCACCAGTTTCGACATTATGAATTGTGATTTTAGGCATTAGTTCACTCCCCAAAGTGTGTAAGTTCCACCAGCGTAAGTGCTAGATGATAGAGATAAGTTAATAGTTGAGATTGCTGTTGTTGTTCGAGCGACATATTCACTGTTAATCATGGTTGGAAGTCCTGCACCTGTTCCAGAACCGTCTGCGCTATTAAGGGCTCCAGTTACTAAGAAAGTCTTATACGCAGTAGTTGAGGCATAATTTGGAAATTCTATTCTCACATAATTGCCATTATTGCCTGTAACTGGTCGGTAATAAGTGTATTCAATAACCGATTCACCAGTTCCGTATGCACTTCTTACTGCTGTAGTTCTTCCCTCAAAAGTTAAAAAGTCATAAATAGAGCTTGTATTGGTATTAACTCCTACGCGAAGTCCAACAATGGCATTAACCTGTACGTTGTCTAATTGCAAAACTAGACTCTTATATGTTGCAGGAATAGAACCAATGTTTGCGCCTGTGCTGGATAAAGTTGCTGTAGCAATTTGTGTCATGGATCCGCTAGATGAGGTAGCCCATGCTAATCCTGTTGCAGCCGTTGAATCTGCTGTGAGAATTTGACCGTTAGTTCCTACTCCAAGACGGGCATCTGATGTTGAATATGTGTAAAGGTCGCCCTTAGTTGTCAATGGGCTAGCAGCACCAGATTTGACTACCCATGCTGATCCTGAATAAACAAGAATCTGGTCTGTGTCTTTTAGGTAACAAGTGTTGCCCTCTTGAGGGCTTGTAACTGCTGCGTCTCTAGCTGTTGCACTAGCAAACACCCACACGCCTTGCATGAGATAGCCGTTTGTATCGGCTGCGGTCAGGACGTCACCTGTCGCAAATGTCTTAAAGCCTGCTCCTGCTGCCATGGTTCTCCTAGTAACTCAATGTATTAGTGCCGATTATACCGTAATACGAGCTTCCAACGATGAAGCCATCGGCAATTGGCTCTAGCGTTGTAATAGTGCAAGTCATTTTGTTAGGCGTGATAGACCAATTAACGCCTTGATATTGCAAATTCTTTACAATAGTCGAGCCGTCTGGCTGGATATTGGTAATAAGCAAATTGTCAAAGTAATCCAACCCAATCATTGTGTCGGTTGGAACTGCTGTGTCCAAGAGATCGACTGTCATCTCATCAATGCGAATAGTCGTCTCTTGACGAGTAGCAATGTATTCCTTGGCTATATTGGATACGATGGTATCTGTCTCAGCTACAAGGTCTGTCTGTGTGACTGAGTGAGGAAAATACTTATCGACTGAGGTTTGATTGGTAACGACTTGAACTGTGCCGCCTACGCGTCCAAGGTTGGCTTGGTTAATAATGAGCTTGTCATCGAAGGCATACTTCAAGTTCTTGTAAGGAATCCCACCAGTTTGATTGAAAGCTGTTGGAGTAGAAGCCAGAGAAGCCATGACCTGCGCTCTAGACTTAAATACTGCTGTGCCTGAGCCGTCCATATAGAACGCTCCTGTCTCGGAGAACTCAGCGTTCTTGAGGGCTTGAAGGCTTGTGCGGTTAGTTGCTGGGTCTGCAATACAAGTGTTAGCACCTGCTGCAACTGTGCGCATTGAGGAAGGAAAAGAGACTTGATCTAGTATCTTGCCAATGCGTGTGCCTGTTGTCTGCCCTGTACCTGAGTCTGTGATTGTATTGACGTTAGCCATATTGAATAGGCGAAAGGCATCTTGGCAGACGATATCGACATAACCAGTTTCTTGATTGACTGGATAGGTGTAGCGATACTCGATTGCATAACCTGAAAATAAGAATTTTGACGCGGTTGCTGTGGTTGCAGAGACACGCAACTTGCGGAGTGGTACAAGGTATCCATAGTAAGGGCTGGCTGTATTCTGAGGATTAAAGTAGCTCAGAGGGTCTAAGACTCGGACTGTGCATTGTCCTGCCTCATATTGGTCGCGCTGGATATTGCGTCCACGAGTAATGCTAATTTCATAGACGTTAGGAGTTAAATCAACTATAGGATCATTGCCGCCACTTTCAGCAGCTAATTGCGCTGTTCCAATAATGCCGTTTAACGGGTCGCCAATGACGAGACCTTGAAAGCCAAAGGTTGCGCCATTTGAGAAGTCAAAGGAAACGGCTATTTGCGCTGGTAGTGACATTAGCTAAACATACCCGCGATTCTACCAATCTGAGATGGTGAACCTGAAAGACTTGAGAGTTGCGCTCCTGCTAGGACTTGGTTGATAAGTTCCTGTTCGCGAATCACATTGCCTTGGACTGTTACGTTAATGACTGGCGCCATGGCTGCCGCAACTACTGGACTGAAACCACCAGATGCACCTGCTCCTTGAGAGACCAGCTGAGAAAATGAGCCAGACGCAGCCATCTCTGAGGCTGTAGGCATCGCTGCTGCTGAGGCTGTAGTGCTAGGCACATTAGGCGCGGTAGTGCCTGTAAGGACGGCTGCTGCCTTCCCTGCTAGGTATGAGAGGTAAGCATCGAGGTACTCGAAAGGATTCTTGGCATTAGGTAGAGCTGAAAGGAACTTGGCAAGGTTGCCTGTTGAATCTTGTGCAGCGAGAATCTGGTTAGTTAGTTTGGTTGCTAAATCAGCATTGCCGTTAAGCAAGGCCAGTTGAGCCTGTAAGCGAATCTTGTCATCTTCCGAGAGTTTGCCCTTGAGTGCTGCTACCAACTGAATCTGCTCTAAATCAAATACTGTGCCAGCCTTCTTCAGAGCGTTCTGTTTCTTCTGTTCTGCTGTTAAAGCCTTGGTAGAAGCAACCTGTTTCTTCTGGAGTCCCTGTAATTCTTTAGCGCGCTTGGCTGCTGCTGCTTCCGCATCGCGCTGTTGCTTGGTTCTTGCCGCTGTTCCAGCAGGAGAAGCAGATCGAGGATTCTTGAACTGGGCTAATTGTTTTTCTTTAGCAGTAACGTATTGGTCGATTGTTCCACCTGCACCAGTGCGTCCACCGAATGAAGTTAGGTAATCAAGACCTTGATAAAGTTTAACAACCAAGCCCACGGCTGTTCCTGCTGCTTTAGTAATGCCATTAATGCCTTTAGCAATGTTGTCAATTGCTTGAACTGCATCTGCTGTGGAAGTTCCTCCACCCAGTCTTGCAAAAGCATCGACTAATCCTGCACCAATTGTTTCCTTAGCGTTCTCGCCTGCAAGGGTAAGAGCGTCCATTTTGTAAGCAGTTGTTTCAAGGTAAGCCTGTGCTGCTCCTGCTGACTTAGCCAGCATAATGCCCAGAATCTCATTAAAAGAACGAGTCTTTAGTTCTGCCTGAGTTAAGCCTGTGTTGTACTTCTTGAGTCCACGAGTAATGCCAACGTATCCATTGGCTAAATCTTGTGCAACGGTAGCAAGGTCAGTACCTGAAGCTCTTGAAATTTGGATTGCATTAGTGAGCAATTCCTGAGACTTAGTAAGTGATCCAGTAGTTGTAAGCAATGCTTGAAAGGCTGGGCGTAGAACATCATCTGCAATTGAAGCAGACTTCTCAAGGTTGCCAATGAACTTTTCTACATCTGCCTTAAAGAAAGATAATCCAAGGTTATCGACTGCCGTAGCCAATCGCTTTGCACCAGCTTCATCAGCTGCAAAAGCCTTGACTGCTGCTTTGCCGTAAGCAACCATGGCGGTTGCTCCAAGGGTCAAGCCAAGAGTGCGACCAAGGCTCTTAATTCTCTTGTCTAGGCTTTGGACTGATTTATTAGCCTTATTAATACCAGTAGCGTCAAGGGTTGTGGCTATCTGAATTGCTAGGTCTGTAGTTGCCATTAGTCCTTAGTCCTTGCTCTGAAAGTTTTGTTGCCTGCGCCTTGAGTTAAAACTACAACTTTGTTGTTAGCAGATTCAATAGCTTTGACAACTGCTGCTGTGGTCTTGCCTTGATCCTCAGCCCAAGCTCTAAACATAAGGCGACCCTTGGTCTTACGAGTTCTACGTCCTGCACTGTTGGATTGCTGTGAATCAACTAGAGGTGGCAATGCATCGATGAACTGACGACCAGCATTAGGATTCCAAGAACGGTTATTCTCTTTACCAACTGACCGTGTACCAGTTGTCTTTATGCCTGCTGGGAAATAGGTATAACTGCCACCACCAACAGGCTGACCTGCTGGGTTCTTGCGTCCTGCTGTCTCGTAGATTGCTCCAGCAGCAGAAGCGTTAAAGATTCGAGCAAGGCTTCTAAAGCCTCGCTTATTAGGTTTTCCAGGAGTCGTTGAATAACCTAAGCCTTTTTTAACAGCACTGGCATTAAAAGCACGATATTCCCATTCACCTACAGGGTTAGCCCAGCCACTCAAAGGAGAAGAAGCAGGGACAAATCCCTTTGCACGATTGACTACCTTGCGCAAGTGTCCAGCAACTTCTTTCTGGGTTTCCTTGGCTAAATCTGGTGCATAATTCTTTAAGGCTTTTCTAAGAGCGACCGCGCCTTGCAGTTCTACTGGCATCGTTTCGCTCCTTTGCTAAATCTTTAAGCACATCGACATGTGCCTTGAAAGCCATTGGAGAAAGTTCCACAATGGTATTGAAGGGAACTCCATACTCGTAACTCAAGCGAGCTGCGAGATAGGTGAGGGAGTTCCGATCTACCCTAAAGGGTCAGATTCTAAGACCTCAACTGACTTGAGAGTCTCAAGAAATCCTTCCCCGAAAGGTTTGACTGTTTCACCCGAACGTCTAATTGCTTCCCAGCAGAGCCAGTAAACATCTGACTGCTTCTGGTCTTCGATAAGAGCTTTGTGAAAGCCCTTCTTGGCGTATTGCTCAAAGGCATACTCGATAAGTGGAGTAATCTCGTACTCTGTTACTGAGTTGTCTGCCCTTGTGACTTTGAGTTTTGCCATGTTAGCCCCTGACTTAGTTGGTTAGAAAGTACCTGTTGTTGCAACAGCCACAGTACCAGAAACGTTGAATGTGAGGCTCTGTGTTGAGAGGTCTCCAACTGCGCCGTTGATATCTGTTGTGTTGTTGATAAGGCATGTAGCTGTATAGAGAGGGTTAGTCGCTGATACTGCTGT